AGAAGCAGAAGAATCAGAAGAAGAAGCAGTTGAAGAGGCTGAAGAATCCGATGAAGAGGCTGTTGAAGAAGCAGAAGAAGTCGACGAGTTTGTAGACTATTCAGATGCTGAGCAAGATTTTGTAGCCGACGTAGAAGAAGCAGACGATGATATCGAAGGCGACGAAGTTGGTGAAGAAGAAGGTGAAGCAGAAGAAGACGAAGACTTAGAAGATAAAGTTGATTCTTTAGAAGACGAACTAGAAGATTTAAGAGCTGAATTTGAAAAACTTTTAAATGATGAAGAAGACGAAGCAGGTGACGACGCTGAAGAAATTGAAATGGACATGGACCCAGAAATGGACGACATGGAAATGGAAGAAGAATCAGTTGAGTACGACTTAGACGAAGAAGTAGTTGAAGAAGACGATGACGAAGTTGTCGAAGAAGCAACAAAACTTCAAGATAAGGTTGCTGAGCCTAAAGGCGAAGTAATTGCAGATCAGTCACCTTTATCAAGCAAGCCAAAAGGTACTAAAGTAGATGGCGCAGGTAACCCTGTTAAAATCAACGATGGTAGCGAAGGCGTTAAAGGCGATTCAGCAAAAGACCACACACCAACAGATAATATTAAAGTAGAGCCTAAAAAGGCTTAATTAGTGAGGTAATTTAAACGGTGCGTAAGTTATACGAATATTTAGGACCAGACTCAAATAGAATCGAGTTACTCGAATCTAATGACGGTAAGGACCTTTTCATGCAAGGACTATTCATTCAAGGCGATGTTAAAAATCAAAATGGAAGAGTTTATCCAAAAGATGAAATTCAACGTGCTGTTGAAAATGTCACTAAAAGATTATCAGTAGGTGAGACAGTAATGGGTGAGTTAGATCATCCAGAAGAACTTCAAATCAATCTAGACCGAGTGAGTCATATCATTACAGAAATGCAATGCGATGGCTCGGATGGACTAGGGAAGTTGAAAATCATTGATACGCCAATGGGAAATATTGCAAAGGCTTTATTAAAAGCAGGTGCAAAACTAGGTGTAAGCAGTAGAGGTAGCGGTAACGTAAATGAATCAGGTCGTGTGTCTGATTTTGATATTGTTACTGTTGATATTGTTGCACAGCCTTCGGCCCCAGATGCATATCCAAAGACTATATACGAGTCATTATTTAACATGAGAGGCGGTAGCATGATACATGAAATTGCCCAAGACTATACACACGGTAACCCAAGTGCAGAAAAGCACTTAACTAAATCAATCGTTTCATTTATAAACGAGCTAAAATTGAGGTAGGAGACTACTATGGCAGTAAATTTTGAGGACCTAATCGAGTCTAACGATATAAACGAGGAAACTCGTCAAAGTATCGTTGAGGCCTGGGAAAGTCGTCTTGCCGAAGCCAAAGAACAACTCACAGCAGAATTAAGAGAAGAGTTTGCTCAAAGATATGAGCATGACAAAGGTCTTATTGTTGAAGCAGTTGACGGGTTTATCAAAGAAAGAGTTGAAGCAGAAATGCTTGAACTTGCCGATGATAAGCAAAAAGTCGCTGAAGAAAGAGTTGCTTATAAAAAGGCTGTTAGCGAACATGCTAAAAAACTTGAAAAGTTTGTAGCAGAAAATCTTGCAAAAGAAGTTAAAGAACTAAGAGCAGATAGAACTAACGTTCAATCACATGTTTCTAAACTTGATAATTTTGTTGTTGAGCAATTAGCAACTGAATTAAAAGAGTTCCACACAGATAAGCAAGAACTCGTAGAACAAAAAGTGAAGATGGTAAGAGAAGGCAAAAAACAACTTGCTGAATCGAAAGCAGACTTCATTAAACGAGCCGCTGACAAAGTTGAGATTGTAGTAAACAAGATTGTAAAAGAGAATGTTGCTACATTTAAAGACGATATCACAGCCGCCCGAGAGAACGATTTTGGTCGTAGAATATTTGAATCATTTGCTAATGAGTATAGATCAAGTTACTTGAACGAAAGCTCAGAAGTAAAAGATTTGCAAAAACAAATCGCTGAAGTAAAGAAAGAACTTACAGAAAGCAAAGCAGAAGCAGAAGCGAAAGCAGAAGCAGTTGCTTTAACTGAAAGTAAGTTAAGAGTTGCAATGGACAAGATGGACCGTAAGGAAAAACTTGACGAGCTTCTCAAACCTTTATCTAAAGCAAAAAAAGAATTGATGGTCGATTTACTCGAAAGTGTAAAAACAGATAACTTAGAGAAGCAATTCAATAAGTATCTACCATCTGTATTGGATGGTGAAAAAGTCACTATCGAAGAAAGACAACCATTGACAGAATCAGTGAGAAAAGATCACACTGGTAATAAAAACGTTCAGCCTTCATCTGAAGATGAACAGGACGTGGTTGAAATAAACCAAATCCGTAAATTAGCCGGACTTTCAAATTAGGAGATAAGAAATGGCAGAATTATTTGAGAGCAATTGGTCAGCAACAAAGGACGCACTACTTGAAGGTTTAAGCGGTTCTAGAAAGAGCACTTTAGACGTAGTCCTTGAGAATACTAAGAGACATCTTCAGGAATCAGCATCAAGCGGTGCAACACAGGCTGGCAACGTTGCTACTTTAAACAAAGTAATGTTACCTTTAATCAGAAGGGTTATGCCTTCTGTTATTGCTAACGAACTTGTAGGTGTTCAACCTATGAGTGGTCCAGTAGGACAAATCCATACCTTAAGAACAAGGTATGCCGAGAGTGCATCTGGTGTAAACCCAGGTGATGAAGCACTTTCACCATTTAAGATTGCTAATCAGTACTCAGGTAACCCAGATGCAACAGCATCAGCAGAGGGACAACCAGGTAAGAAGATGAGCATCCAAATCTTAAAGCAAACTGTAGAAGCAAAAACAAGACGTCTATCAGCAAGATGGACCTTTGAAGCGGCACAAGATGCTGAAGCAATGCACGGTCTTGACGTAGAAGCAGAAATTATGCAGGCACTAGCTCAAGAAATCGTAGTTGAAATCGACCAAGAAATTATCGGTTCACTAAGATCTTTAGCAGGTTCAGGTACATCTTTAGACTTCGGCGCAATTAGCTCTGACTATACACCAACTTTCGTAGGTGATAGACATGCGTTATTGGCAGTTGAAATCAACAGAAGTGCTAACAGAATCGCGGCAAGAACAAGAAGAGGCGCAGGTAACTACATCGTAGTTTCTCCTGAGGCTTTAACTATTCTTCAGTCTGCTACAACTTCAACATTTGCTAGAACTACAGAAGGTTCTTTTGACGCACCTACTAACACAAAACTTGCTGGTGTACTTAACGGTACTATCAAAGTTTTTGTTGACAGTTATGCGGCAGACGGAACTAAAGTCCTAGTTGGATACAAAGGATCAAGCGAAACAGACGCACCTGCGTTCTACTGTCCTTACATTCCATTGATGAGTACAGGTCCTGTTATGGATCCTGCTACTTTTGAACCAGTAGTAAGTTTTATGACTAGATATGGTTATATCGAACTTACAAACACTGCTTCATCTTTGGGTAACGCGGCAGATTACGTTGATGCAATTACATTGTCCAACGTAGCATTCCAGTAAGATTTAATCTTAAAAGGAAACATCCAAAAATTAAAGCATCTACTTCGGTAGATGCTTTTTTTTGACTTTTGTATCAAAATGATAAATACATATAAATGCAAAATGCTGATTAGGATTTTATAAATGACAACACAATCAAGATTTAACCCAGATGGTAGTTTACACCTTAACGGTGACTTGTTCATCAACGAACAAGGTAATTTAACAGTTGGGGGAACAGCAAATGTTATCGGTAATGTAAACATTTCAGGTAGCACAGTTATTGAAGGTGATCTTCGTGTTGAAGGCAACACAACTTATATCAGCGACACAGTTGCACAAAACTCTGCAGATGGATACATTATTGATTTTGACAATGATGCATCATCATCTTTTTATCAGTTTGGTTCTGCAGGTGCTAAGATGTCATGGGATGGTACAAATTTAACATTAGCACTAGAAAACGGCAGTACTATAGACACATATTTTACCGGTCCAGTAGATGTAAGTCAAAATATTACAGCACATGGCAATTTAAATGCAAGTAATATTACAGCAAATGCAAATGTTGATGCAATAACTTTTAATGGTACAAACTTTAACGGTACAACATTTACAGGTACTAGATTTACAGGTACCTCAACAAGAGCAGATAATTTAACCACAGATATTACACTTACTTTAACAGGTGATGTTACAGGTAGTGCAACATTTGGAATGACATCAAATGGTGGTTGGGCACCTAGTATAACAACAACTATTCAACCAAATAGTGTAACACTAGGTACAGATACAACTGGCTCTTATGTTTCAGGTATTGCTGACGCCGGCAATGGCAATTTAGTAGTTACAGGAAGTGGAACAGAAACAGCCGCAGTAGTATTAGACTTAGGCGATACAACAGTAACTCCAGGGTCATATGGAAATGCAACTCATACAGCAAGTTTTACAGTAGATTCCAAAGGTAGAATTACAAGTGCTAGTGAACAATCAGCAAATATTAGTTCAGGACAAATAAACAATTTTGTAGCAAGTGTAAGATCTAATGTTAGTGTAACTGATACAGGCGGCGACGGAAGTTTATCATATGATAATTCAACAGGTGTATTCACTTACACTGGTCCAAGTTTAGCAGAAGTACAAGCAAGGATAGATAATTCAGCAAGTAATGTTAGAGCTCATCTAAGTGCAAGTAATGGTGTTGACTACAATAGTTCAACAGGAGCCTTCCAAGCAGTTGAAGGTGAAATACAACACGATAATTTAGACGGTTATGTTGCGGCAGAGCATGTAAATCATGATAACGTAACACTTACAGCCGGCACAGGTTTAACAGGTGGCGGTACGATTGCTTCATCGAGAACATTTAATGTAATAGGTGGCGATGGTATTACTGCTAATGCAAACGATATAGAAGTAGATAGTACAGTTTTAAGAACAAGTGGTGATCAAAGTATTGCTGGTACTAAAACATTTACAGGTAGTGTAGACTT